TTGGTACCGTGAGGATAACAGAGCGTTAGCTTGCAACCCTCGGATGAAGCCAGGGCCTAACTAGCCTAAACTTATTAGTTACTTTTTCAATCTCCAATATTGCAATGGCCTTCACGACAGTCACCGTGTTGAGTCTTATTATCTCACATGTAGTTGAACCGATATCAGCTACCACATATGTTGAGGAAACTGTGACATTTTTACCGAACGACTGGCAAATAGGTTTATATCTGTTTTGTCAGTTTGTGAAATCGCTTTCAATCACAGCCAGTGATTGGATCACAATTTTTATGGGAGCCACGTTTGTGCCACGCGGTGATACATTGTTAATTTTGTTAACCCCATTTTATATAAGTTGTGTTTCTGTATTTTGGCTGTGGTATGGTTCAGGAGATGAGGTTGAGTTGCAACCACAGGATGATGACCTGTGTGATGTATGCTCAGCCAAGCCTGGACATGTGTTGCCTTGTTGTGGTCTCGATCCTGCAGATGAATTGCGGGAAAATCATAAGAAAATATGTTATGATTGTTATTTAAAAAATCGAGATCGAGCATTGGCTGCCGTACCGCCTGCGCCACCTACATGCCCATACTGTCGAGATATTGTGCACCCAATATGGGTGAATCCAGTAGAAGCATTGGCGTACTTTGGACAACGGCCAAGTGGAACAGGAGCAGTTCGCTTGGCTAAAGAGTTTTCTTCAAAGCTGTTAACTAATGCAGAGAATAGAAAACTGGTGGTAGAATTTGAAACATATCCATTGTCATACAAAGCACAACGGGATGAAGTGGCGCGTAATTTCGTGTCCACTTTTGAAAGTGGTGTGGCAGGATACGTTTTACTCAATCGTGTACGAGCACTAAACACGCGGAGATATGTGAAATTGCCAAAAGGACTTGTTGCGGAGATGCAAGAGTTTTGGTTAGGCATCGATAATCCCGATGTTGACAAATTTCGCACCGCAGCAGCTATTGTTAGCCATAAATTGAATATGGTAGCTAACATGACACCTGTTGAGAGAGCAGAGGCTGTTATTTTTGGACCACGCGTGTCTTTCGAATTTTGGAAGGATCGGCGTGAGGCAGTGATTAGTGACGTACAAGATTGGGCATCAAACTATTGGTTGCAATGGGTTTGCTTACTTGGTCTGGCATATTTGGTGACATGTCAGCTAGGACAAGTAGTAACGGATTACATTGCAATGTTTGATGTTGTGACATATAGAGGTTATTGGCAACAGTATTGGTCTGTGATCAATATTGATGTTAGACATATGTCCTGGCTGACTATGGCCAGGGCATTCTCGAGCAATATCAGAGTTCATGTCACAAATGGTATTAAACTATTGTGGAACGTCGGTTTGGGGAAATACCATACTATTATGTGGATTGTAGTAGTTGGTATGGACTGACATCGTTCTTTACAAAAATACCATTTGTGAAGTGTTTACACGAGCTTCAGCGAGCTATTGCTGTGGCGCGCGGTTTAGCAGCAGTTGAAGGGATTTTGTCCATATTCACTGCTGTTGCTGTGTTTTATCGTGATAGAACGATGATGTTGTCTCTGCTACTTGAGGAATGTATTCGTTGGTTGTTATTGACCAATGGGTTAACATATTATCATGTAGCAGTGTTTGTCACAATTGGTCTGTTCGAGGTAGTGGCCAGCTGTAGGCAGCGGGGTATCCTATCCGTCTGCCATCTTATTGGCCATATTGGTTTGTTGTGGGTGTCACGCCATCCTTTGGTTTTGTTAAGTTACCATTGTTGTTGGAATTACACCTTCCCTACCATGCCCCTCAATATAATACGAGCACTGCATACCGCATTCTGGTATACACCTAAACCACCACGTACTGACATTGGAGCCTATGTTCATGTACCTGACATTACTGAGTTACCTAAGCCTAAGGGTTATCAAGTATTGTATGGTTATGGTGTAAAAGATTATGTGCCATTAGCATTTGAGTCCAATCGTGTTAATGAGGAAGCTGCAGTGAATGCACGTATTGTTTGTGGTGGGTTACCGGACACGCCAGCGAGGGTTGCGGCTCAAGAAGCTTATGTGCAGTGGGCAGATAAGAATATTGACAAATTATTGCCACGCATTGGCAAGGTTGAGCCGTTGCCCTTTAATGTGTACTTGAAGCAGTCAAATGCTAAGCCTGGAGTTAAAAAGAAACTGGCACGAGTGCGGGCCGAGCTTGAATCTCAAGGCATAAACGAGTACACAGTGCTGACGTCTGAACAGATTCGTCGTTGGACCACACGTGAAGCATTTGTCAAGGTTGAAAATAATAACTACCGTACTCCAGCTGGGTTGAAGAAGAAAGCTCCTAGGTTAATACAAGGAGCTCCGGCTGAATTTATAGTATTGGTAGGACCTTGGATTGCTGCTCTGCAAAAACGTATTAAAAAACGGTGGAGTAAAAATAATCATTTATGTTTTACGAGCGGTGTGAGTATGAAAGATGCAGCACATCTTGCTACATGTGGGGTTGATGGTTGGCGTATCATAGAAGATGACGTCAGCGAATGGGATGCCTCAGTTAGTGAGAAATTGACAAAAGCAGAAGTCAAGTGGTGCAAGAAGTGGGGTTGTCCAACTGCTACGTATGCCCTTATAAAAGCAAATGCCAATACTAGGGGAGCAACCAGTACTGGCATTCGTTATGGCCGTAAGGGTATGCGTAAGTCGGGAGATCCGTACACCTCACTGAAAAACACACTGCAAAATGGTCTAACTCATGTGTTTGCACTACAACATGATTTGGATTGGGATGGTGATCATGACAATATGGCACTATTCCGACAGGTTTATGAATTGTCATTTTTGTTGACATATATTAGAATGATATTGCAGGGTGATGATAATTATATGCGTATAGCACATTTTATCAAAACTGTAGAAAAAATGTCAACAATAATGGACTTATTGGGATTTGCCAGTAAGATCATTGAACGATCCACTGTAGAAGAGTCAGAATTCTGCAACAACATCATGTATAAAACGGACCAAGGGTATTGTTTTGGTCCTAAACCTGGTAGGGTCATGGCTAAGGTAGGCTGGTTTATAAACCCACCGAATGTCTCACAACGCGGCCTGATGAAAGGTTTAGCTCTAGGACTTATGCCCATGTGCACACACATTTCCGTATTACGTGTTTATTTGGAATCTATATTGTACCATACACGTAATGAGAAAGCCGTATGGGTCAACGTTCAGGAGGATTGGAGAATGAAAGGCGTAGGTTTGCCTGAATCTCCATCTTGTTTTGTTACGTTGTATGAACGGTATCATATATCACCAGCATTGGTTGACAGTTTTCGTGACTACCTATTTTCAAAGGATAGGTTAGGCACTTTTATTGATCATCCTCTTGTGTTATTGCTGGCTGATCGGGACACAAATGGACCAGCCCTGTGGTTCTAGTGTCCCTTATTGCCTCCTAGCTATAAAATATTACCGAATGCGTGGTAATGCACCTGATGGTAGCTAGGGCGCTCATGGGTTTTGGTAGTGCCCGTGAGCTGTACGTGTGTGGTGGTCTACAACAGTGGGTTGGCGATCTTCAGGTGGTGATTCTATATGATTGAGTCACCTGTTGACACACCACTGGTCTGTCTGGTGGACGGAATTCACCTTAAGGATGTAAGACAACATCGTACAGTAAAACCGAAAACTGCACTTGGCCTCACATAAGTCCCAGAGGAAATATTAGCTACAGGCGAGGCTTACTGTAAGACCTGTCTATATCTCGTAGTTGGCCGTGTTGATGATGCTGCTCCTAGTGCTTTAAGCAGCCGTTGTCCAAAAATGCCTAAAAATCATCAAAACAAACAGAAACAAAAGAAAATTAAAAAAGAGGTGCGTAAAGAGGTGAAAAACCTCGAGAAGAAGAAGCACGGTGGATTAGCCACAGCTGTATCAAGTGGTATTCGTGCATTGGGCGGATTTGCTGGGCCTGTAGGAAAAGCGCTGTCAACAGCACTTGCACCTGCTGCAGGCCGGTTTGTCGGATCCATCTTTGGGAAAGGAGCTTATGAAGTTTATGGTGCAGATCGCGAAGGACCTCAGCGATTTGTATCCTCACCTGATGTGGTTATAGCACATCGTGAGTATATAACTGATATAGTTAGTACCAAGGATTTTACTTTGACAAATTATACACTTAACCCAAAAAATGCAACACTGTTCCCTTGGTTGTCGTCTCTTGCATCTAATTGGCAGGAGTGGGAGCTGGATGGTATGTTGTTTGAATATCGTTCAAAATGTACACATTTGTATTCAACTACAAATCCAGCTGTTGGTACCATCATCATGTGTGCCAATTACAACATCTTCGATCTTAATTATGCATCTAAAATTGACATGGAAAACTGCGAGAATGCCGTATCATGTCTACCTACCTGTGACTTTTATCATATGATTGAATGTAAAGGTCGTGCAAATAATCCTATTAAAACTATGTATACAGATTTGCAGGGAGGTCAAACATCTTTCAACACACTAGCTAACTGGCAAATTGCAACACAGGGTATGCAACTTGACAATATGGTCCTCGGCGAACTTTGGGTGACATACAAAATTCGTTTCCGTAAACCTAAATTGTCCATGCATGCCACTGCTGCAAATACAATGAGCATGTATAATGTCGGTTCATATACCGGTGGTTCCGATGGCTATGGAGCAGGAATGCTTGGCCGTGTCGGTTCTAATGGTCTTTTGCTGTCAGGCTTAACAGCATCAGGTGTGTTTGATAAGAAAATGTCGAATAGTACACCATATGCCACTCTTTCTCAACCCTCAACATCGAAGTATACAATTTCGTTTAATCCAAAAGCTCGAGGGTCGTATGCAGTTGTGGTGTATGGTTATTTTGGTGCCAGCACATATACTGGGGCTCCATTTTCTGAGGATCCGACTTACACAAATTGTGTTGGTTGTGGTATTTTCAAAGGTGGTCTCCAGAATGCTGTTATGGTATATTCCCAGGCAGGTGGTGGTGGTCGTAATCACTGTCTAACAGTGTTTGGAGTCACACTGGGTGATGGGCCGAATCTAGATCCAAATTTAGGTATACCTGCTACTGTGGATTTTTATTTTCCATCTGTCTCACCAACAATAGGTTCAAGTGGTTTTGGTCAGTTTATTATATTGCCTGTTAGTGCAACAGCGTCAATTACGTCTGACGACTCTGACATTACACCAGCTTTGCGTGAAGCGATTTTGTCGCTAATTCGCACTGAGCTTGCGCCTATGGAGGAAGAAAAGTGTGTGGAGATTGATACTCCCACACCTACTTCCTCGCCACAGTTGCTTACTTCGTCTGCTTTGCAGGTCCTTTTGGGTCGTGCTAAGCGGGAGTAACTTGACTCACATGCATACATGGGTGATTGGGTTGTCACCACACTGCATGTGTTTGAGCGTTTGTTGATGTACGTATAATCTTCACTTTTATTACCCCGTCAGGTGGCGCTTATCAAAAACTCCATGATGTCACCATGGTGCCTGACGTTAAATCTTATTCTATAGCACCGCCAGAG